ACTCAGGCTTTATTTGCACAATAGATGCAGGTGGGACATTGGGAAGCACATCTATTACATGGGCGCAGTTCTCAGGTGCGGGTCAGATTACTGCGGGTGATGGTCTTACAAAGACAGGTAACACACTTAATGTAGGAACTGCATCTTCTGGTCGTATTGTTGTCAATTCGGACAACATTGATTTGGCATCTTCTGGTGTTACGCCAGGCACTTACCAATCTGTGACTTTTGATACTTATGGTCGTGCTACAGCGGGGACAAATCCTACTACTATTGCTGGCTATAACATAACAAATGCTTATACCAAAACTGAAATAGATTCGATATTTGGTTCGACTACTGCTGCCGCTACCTCTGCTTCTAATGCGGCTACAAGTGCTTCAAATGCTTCAACAAGTGCATCTAATGCTTCTACAAGTGCAAGCAATGCGGCTACAAGTGAAACCAATGCGGCAGCCTCCTACGATGCTTTTGATGACAGATATTTAGGTTCTAAGTCTACTGCCCCTACTGTTGACAATGATGGCAATGCTCTGTTGACAGGTGCTTTGTACTGGAACAACTCAGTAAACACTCTTTATGTGTGGACAGGATCGGCTTGGTCACAAGCGGCATTTACCGCAGGTGGTTTCTTAGTTAACACTAACAACCTATCTGACGTATCCAATACTGCTACTGCTCGTACTAACTTAGGTTTGGCAATCGGTACTAACGTGCAAGCATATAACGCTAATACCGCAGTTACCAACTCTGCACAAACATTCACTGCCACTCAGACATTCTCAGGAACTTCATCTGCTACTGCCATTGTTTTAAACGATGCAGCAGAGGTAGCAACAGTATCAGCAACTGCGGCTACTGGCACAATTAACTACGACATTACAACTCAGTCTGTTCTGTATTACACAAGTAACGCAAGTGCTAACTGGACAGTTAACTTCAGAGGCTCTAGCGGTACATCACTTGACACTTTGATGAGTACAGGTCAATCAATGACTGTGGCGTTCTTGGTGACTCAAGGCTCTACTGCTTACTACAACTCTGCTGTGCAAGTTGATGGCACTACATCTGGTGTTACGACACGTTGGTTAGGTGGTGCGCCTACTGCGGGTAATGCTAGTGGAATAGATAGTTACAGATTTCTTTTACTGAAAACTGGAAGTGCTACGTTCACTATCCTTGCCTCTGTGACGCAGTTCAAAGCCTAATGAACACCGCTTACGTTTACACGCTGACTGACCCTAGAAATGGGATGCCCTTTTACGTTGGTAAGGGTGTGGGTAGACGTTGCCATTTTCATGCTTGGGAAGCTAAGAATTCTGACAAGCCAACATATAAGCTGAACAAGATTCGTAAAATTCAAAGCCTTGGTTTAGACATTGTTGTGCATAAGGTTGAGGAAAATGTAAGCCATGAGCAAGCTAAAGAACTTGAATGTTTCTTAATTGCTGAAATGCGTGGGTTTGGTATTGACTTAACAAATGCAACTGATGGTGGCGATGGTACTGAAGGTTATAAACATACCGCAGAAACTATTGCCAAAACTAGACATGAGTGGACTGATGAACAAAAACAACGTATCAGTAATTCACTCAAAGGTAAAAGTAACCCATGTACTGAGCAACGCAGACAAGCTATTATTGCTGGAACAACTGGCGTAAAGAAATCAACAACAATCAATATGCGTAAGCCAAAGCGTAAAGAACAATGTCCACACTGCGGAATAATGGCAAGTGGCGGTAACTTGGCTAAGTGGCACATGAACAACTGCAAAAGCAAGGAATAACAATGCCTTTACAATCGACTAGTGGAGCAGCAAGCTATGACGCATTTGGTGGCGGGGTTGCTGCTGTACCTAAATATATAGAAGATTATTTCTCCACGTTTTTGTATTCTGGTACTAGTGCGTCTCAAACAATTACTAATGGTATTGATTTATCTACCAAAGGTGGTTTAGTTTGGATGAAAGACAGAAGTGCAACTAGGTCACACTGTTTGGCTGACACTGCCAATGGTGCTTATTACAACCTGTTTTCTGACTTGACTAATGGATTGTCTGGCCCTGATTTTCAAAGGCTTACATCTTTCAATTCAAATGGTTTTAGCATTGGTTCTTCTGGCTTGGTTAACAATAGCGGTGGTACATACACAAGCTGGTCTTGGGCAAAAGCACCAAAGTTCTTTGATGTTGTGACTTATACGGGAAATTCTGTAGCTGGTCGCCAAATTGCACACAGCCTTGGGAGTGTTCCCGGGTGCATGATTGTTAAGTCAACAAGTAGCACAGATGATTGGGCTGTATATCATCAAAGTTTAGGAAATACAAAACGTCTAGTGTTAAACAGCGATGTCGCTCAAATTACTAGTGATGTATGGAATAGCACTACACCAACAAGCACTGTATTTACAGTTAGCGACAACGCTAGAACAAACAGTAATGGCACAACTTACGTAGCCTATCTATTTGCCCACAACGCAGGAGGCTTTGGCCTAACTGGTACAGACAATGTGATTTCGTGTGGGTCTTATACGGGTAATGGTTCAACAACAGGCCCTGTAATTGACCTTGGATATGAGCCTCAATGGTTGCTAATAAAAAATGCAACTGGCCCAGACCCAGAACGGTGGCATATGTTTGACAATATGCGTGGTATGCCTGTTGGTGGTCAGCCTGTTTACCTGTACCCAAATGAGACAAGTGCTGAGGGCATAAGTGGTACTTTCTTTAGTATCAGTGCAACAGGATTTCAACTGAAAAGTGCCAGCAACGCAACCAATTCTTCTGGTCAAACATTCATCTACATAGCCATTCGCAGAGGCCCGATGAAAGTGCCTACGAGTGGGACTAGTGTGTTTGCGGTTAGTACGGCATCTGGAGAACCTGCTTATTCACCGCTGTTTACGGCTGGTTTTTCGGACATGACTTTGCACAGCCCAAGAGTATCTGAATCTGGCAATGGCCATTTAATTACGGATAGATTAAGAGGCAATGGGGTTATTCTTGAAACACCATACACCAATGCCGAAAATACAATTTCCACATATTTTAAATATGATTCAAATGATGGTGCATACATTCCAAATATTGGCTATTTTAATAATACTGGTGGTACGTCAAAACCTTATGCGTTACGTGCTTTCAAACGTGCCCCTAGCTTCTTTGATGAGGTTTGCTATACAGGGACGGGTAGTGCAAGAACTTTGACGCACAATTTAGGCGTAGTACCTGAGTTAATGATTGTGAAGCGTAGAGATGGCACAAGTTATGGAGATTGGCTTGTATATCACTCTGCTCTAGGAAATACTAAATATCTTCTTTTAAACACAACTGATGCTTCTGCAACAGCAAATAGTGGGGCATGGAATTATACTAATCCAACATCTACACAATTTACAGTAGGTGATTGGGAAAGTCTTACATCTACAGCTACTTATGTCGCCTACCTATTTGCCACTTGTGCGGGTGTTTCCAAAGTAGGCTCATACACAGGCAATGGAAGTAGTCAAAATATTGATTGTGGTTTTACAAGTGGTGCAAGATTTATTTTAATCAAGCGCACAGATAACTCTCAATTTGGTGATTGGAAAGTATTTGATTCTGCAAGAGGCATTGTTTCAGGTAACGACCCATATCTAAAATTGAATGAAACAGATGCTGAACAAGCATCCTATGACGGCATTGACCCTTACTCGGCTGGTTTTACAGTTAATCAAGACAATGCAAATTTAAATATTAGTAGTGCTACCTACATCTTCTTGGCTATCGCATAAACATTTCATTGGAACATCATGCAAATACGAACACAATCAGGACAAGTAATGTACGAAGCAGAATTTCGTGCATACACAAAAGCCAATGGTGGCCCATCATGGGAAACAACAACAACTGAAGTCTTAACTGCTTTGGGTGCTGATGTAGTCTTTGAAGGCCCACAAGCTACTGGTGGTACTGTTTACCAATACTCTCAAGCCTCTGGTGTTGAGCAGATTGATGGTAAGTGGTACACAAAGTATGTCCTTGGCCCTGTCTTTGTAGATACTACTGTTGAGGGTGTGACAACTACAGCCCTTGAGCATGAGACTGCTTACAAAGCCACTAAAGATGCTGAACAGGCTAAGAGTGTTCGTCAAAGCCGTGATGATAAACTAACAGAAACTGATTGGAGATTTCGTAGTGATATGACTCCATCACAAGAGTGGAAGGATTATTGCCAAGCATTAAGAGATGTGCCTACACAAGCTGGTTTCCCTTGGACAATCGTGTGGCCTACACAACCTACGGAGTAATAGATGACTAAAGCAAGAACACTAGGTAATTTTGTAAGCACAGGGAATCCCCTGTCTGATGGAACCATTGCAGCCAGTGAATTATCTGGGCTAGGCACTGATGTGGCTACAGCCTTAGCTGTTAATATTGGCTCTGCTGGTGCTGCTGTTGTTAATGGTGGTGCTCTAGGAACTCCTTCTAGTGGTACTTTAACTAGTGCTACTGGACTGCCCCTGTCTACTGGTGTAACAGGAACACTTCCTATTGCTAATGGTGGTACAGGCACAGCAAGCCCTGCACTTGTGCAAGGAACTAATATTACGATTACTGGTTCTTGGCCGAATCAGACAATTGCAGCAGCTAGTGGCTCAACCGCTGACCTACAAACATTCACATCCTCTGGCACATGGACTAAACCTGCTGGCGTGACATTTGTGCGTGTATGCGTTTGGGGTGGTGGCGGTGGTGGTGGCTCTGGTTTTGGTACTCAGTACAATAATAATGGTGGTGGTGGCAGTGGTGGTGGCGGTGGTGCAAGGGCAAGTTTAATATTCCCAGCCGCTTGCTTACCCTCTACTGTTACTGTAACTATTGGTGCTGGTGGCGCAGGTGGGGCTGCGGCAAGCGTTGTTGGCAATAATGGGGGCAATATTGGAGCCGCTGGTGGAACTTCAACTTTTGGAACTGGCTGCGGTTACGTAAAAGCCTTTGGTGGCGGTGGTGGTTCACAGGGCTGTTGTAGTGTGAGTGGTTATTATGGCGGCGGTGGTGGCGGGGTAGGAAGTGTTGGTAATGCTGGTTTTGGTGTTAACCCTATTGCCGCTGGTGGATTTCCAAGAAGTGCGTACAACGGCTTTGTTGCGGCATCAACCTGTCTTAGAGCAAATGCCATTGGTGGAGGTGGTGGTGCTGGAGGAGGTTTTGCCGCTTGTATAACGACTGCGGCAGGAAATGCTGAATGGGGCGGCGGTGGTGGCGGTGCAACCAGCAGACCTAGTAGTAGTACAGTTTACCCCGGCGGTGGTTCTTTGTTTGGCGGTACTGGTGGCGGTGGTGGTGGTCAAATTACTGCAGGTGGTTCACCTAGTGGTGGTGGGGCTGGAGGAACAAATAAATATGCCGTTGGTGGTGGTGCGGCTGGTGGAAGTAGTGCGGCTGGAACTGCTGGTTCTATCCTTCCGAGTGGGTCTGGTGGAGGTGGCGGCGGTGGTGGTGCAGACACAAGCACTATTGAGGGTAAAGCTGGTGGTAATGGTGCGGCTTACGGAGGTGGCGGCGGTGGTGGTTCAGCAGGAAAGACAGTCTCGTCAGGGGCTGGCGGTAATGGTGGATCAGGCGGTATTAAAGTTTACTCATGGTGATTTATATGAACAGATATGCACTTATAAACAATCAAAATATTGTTGACAACATTGTGATTTGGGATGGTGGTGATTCATGGCAACCCCCAGAAAACATGATTTGTATCAACGTAGAAAACATTGAATGTAATTTAGGATGGGTCTATGATGGGTCTGCGTTTACTGCTCCTGAAGTTATTGAAGTAACACCAGAAGTTATTGAAGTAATACCAGAGCCAACTCCTCCAACAAGAGAAGAATTGCTTGCTCAGTTAAATGCACTATCTGCTCAAATCCAAGCATTAACTTAAAGGCTAACTATGTGCGCTGCTGCTGAAACACCAAAACAAGATGTGATAGAAGCCAACATCTATTTTCCAACGCTGATTTATCAAATTGACAAGCCTGAGTTTCTTGAGGCGGTTGGAAAAGTTGCGGAAGAAGCACTTGTAGAGATTCGCAGTAAACAAGAATTACATGAAATTTATCCTGTTCATATAACAGGTAATTTGTTTGATAAGCCTGATATTACGCCTTTTCAATACTATGTTGGTGGCACAGCTATGAACTTGCTTAATGAGCAAGGCTACAACCTTGATGGGTTTGAGGCTTACTTTTCAGAAATGTTTTGTCAAGAACACTATAAACATTCAGCAATGGAACAGCACGTTCATGGTGCTGGTTCTCAAATGGTTGGATTTTATATTCTTGAAGCCCCAGAGAATTGCTCAAAGATTGTATTCCATGACCCAAGAACTGCAAAGCCAATGATTTCTTGGAATGAGAAAGACATGGGTCAAGCAACATTTGCAAGCAATGCAATTAACTTCACGCCAAAAGCGGGTTTGTTGATGTTTACAAATGCTTGGTTACCACATAGTTTTAGTCGGCATGAAGCTGATGAACCAATTAAGTTTATCCATTTCAATATTGGTTTGCGTCAAGTAAACAATGTTGCATTCAATCAATGTATTGCACCAGCAGCGGAGATTGTATGAAGACATACAAAATCAGATTTAATAAAAGTCGTGGTCAAGAAGGTAGAGGAACCATTGACCATGTGTGGCGGGTGTTTGAAGATGAAAAAGAATATCTTTTTAAAAACTTAAACATAACAGTACAAGTTAAAAGCGAAAAAGATACTAATGGAATTGATTACAACATTGTTTGCCAAGGCAATTTAACAATTGATAAAGAAACATCTACAGCTATTATTGCTGTATAAACATTATGACCGAAGAAGTAACACACGCCCAAATCTATGAGCGTCTATGTGCTGTTGAAGCCAAGGTAGACCAGTTAGATAAAAATACACAAGCTGTGGTGGTTGCATTCTC